CTGTTCATCTGCGATGTATTTATAATCAAAGCAGCGAACTGCCTGGATTACCACTTTCATTTGCTACTTTTTTCTCGGCTGTAGCATTGCCTGTCAAGCCACGCTTTTGTGCTAGCTCGCCTGCCATTGATTGAGCATCTTTGTAATACTCATTTGTTCTTGCAGCAATACCAACAAGTATTTTGTTTGCTTCTTGCATCTTCTTGGTATATTCAGCTTGTAAAGCCATAAGTTTCTCTTTAAGATTTCTATTTTCATCAACGATTGACTTGGCGTTATTGATTGTTGCTTCTTGTGCTTGCAATGCTTGTGAAGCTTGTTGTAATTGTGCTTGAGCTTCCTGTAATTGCATTGATAATTGAGCAACTGCTTCGTTTTCTTCGCTTTCAATAGCTTCTAACAATTTTTGTCTATTTGCTATTGCGTTTTCAGGATAACATTTAATGTATGTTTTAAGGTTTATTGCACCTTTTGCAAACAATCCATCAAGTATATTGATATCAGCGACATCACTCATAACTGTTCCTGCTACTGCTTCTGCCACAACATCAAAGTGTGTGTTTTCATAATCAGAGCTGTTAAACGTGTCATCTATAACATTGTCATCTTTATCTTTGTATTGAAATTTCCTGTCTTTGAAGAAAAATCTTAAATACTGTTCAAGAACTTCACCGACTTTTTCAACAAAACGCCAAAAGTTTCTTTGTAGATCCTCAATAGGTTTTAATGCTTGTGCTTGAAGCTGTGCAATTGCAGCACCACTCATTCCTGCAGATATAATTTCGCCATTCATAACTTCACTGCTTCCAACAGCAACTCTTGTAAGATCTGCAATTTTATCAACTAGGTTTACACTTGCTTGTGTCATACCCTGTTTATTTACAAATCTTATACCATTACCTGTCTTGCTATAATCTGTTAGAACTTGTCCTGGCTCATTTGTTATCTTTTGCCCTCTTAAAGCATCAGGTGTTACTACTACAGGGCTCATACTTTCGTTTTGTCCCATAAGTATTTGTAATCCTAACATCCAATTTATTGCTTTTTGGTTAGGTATAATTGTTTCTACTTCACCACGCCCATAAATTGATTTATCTCTTTGCTTCCATTGCCCAAAGACAATAGGATAAAGAGTTGCTTTTTTAGGTTTAACAAACTTGTTTTTAGGTTTCTTCTCTTCTTCTTCAATCTTTCCGCCATCAATACGCTTTTTAGCAATTGTTGGATTAGGTGTAAATGGTCTAGCTTTATTGAAAATAACCTGCTTTGTTGCTTTCTCAAAGTAAACTTCACCCTCGTGCCTAAAGAAGCGAGTTATAACAGTAACGTATTTTTCAGTTTCACTTTCAGTTTCCTGGTAAATGCTATCACTGTTATCATCAGTTATAAGGTTAAGATCTACGCCATCATCAGCCATCTCTTTAACCTTTTCAACGTTCTCACGAGATACAAGCATAATCCATTCTTGCTTTTGCTCATCTTTTTCATTTGGATTAGCAAATATAACATTTGTTGGATCAATTGTTTGTACTGCTATATCGCCCTCAATAAGCCCATCAACTCCTGGAACATTTTTATCCCAATAATAATAAGCACACATTGAGCCCTTAACTATACCATCAAGAGCTAACTTACTATTGATATCAGCTTGCCTTAATCTTCCCTGTTCATATTCAGCAAAATGGTTAAAGCGTTCTGTTATAGAGTTTTTACTTGCTTCACTTGCTTGTTCAGCTTCGCTTGCTTTGTAAACTATTTTAATTGGACTTGAAAGCACTTGCGATTTCTTATTGTTGCAATTCATTTCAATAATGTTTACAACAGGTCGAGGGAACAGTTTTGTGTTTTTGGTTGTTTTCGCCCATTGATCGCCCTCATAAAACTTCACACATTCAGGTATTGATTTTGATATACCGATTGCATTTTGATAATCTACACCATCTTGATACCATTTATTGATTTGTTCAAGTGTTGCACCTATCTTTTCAGCTTCGTGCTTAGAGTTATTTAATTGTTCTTGCTTCTTCACTTGTTACCTCCCTCTTCGCCTAGCAGGTATTCTCTTATAAGTTGTTGAGGCGAAACACCATCATCTTTTAGGTTTTGGACTTCAAGCTTTAACTCATCTAATAGCTTGTATTTTTCATCTAATTCAGCTTTGAGAGATACAAGTATTTCTTTTAGCTTTCTTATTTCTTCACTATTGCTTGAATTGATACTATCAAGCATTTTGTTTTGCTCAACAAGCTTGATATTTTCTTGCTCTAATCTATCAATTCTCTTACTTAATTTTCTAAATAAAATTACCATTCTGGATATCCCTCACTATTTTCATCTTCATCAGCAAAATAATCTTCATTGAAAAACTTTTCTACTGGTGTTAATAATCTCTTTTCGGGCTCAACTTTAATCCAATTTGGATCGCCCTGTTGTATAGCTATAAAGTTTGCTATTGCTTTTGCCATTACTAAGTCATCGTGGTAGCCCTCTTGAGCTTCCTGTTTGCCATTTTCTTTTCTAACAAAAGTAAGCATTTCTTTGAGTGTTGCTATATCACACTCATTATTTGGATCATCTCTAAACGAACTCACTAGCGATTGCAGAATAACTTGCTTTGTTTGCTTTGTTGTGTTAAATCCTGCAACTTTTTGCGTTTCGTTCAGCGATGTGTCTATACGTTCTCTCATATATAAGTTTGGATAATCTAAATCAATAAGCTCTCTTGTTGGTACAAACGAGAAGTTTGTTTCAATTCCAATAAGAGCATCGTGATAATATCTTCCTAAACAATATATTTGATCAGCATATTTATCTTCATCAATGCGTTGCTTCCTTAATGTAGCAACTGTTTTTTGCGTATCACACGTTACAACTTTACCTGTGTAGTAGTCAGCTCCAAGTCCTGCAGTATCGCCACCGATTGCATAACTTCTTTTTGCTGTTATGTTTCCATTTGCATCTTTTTTTGTTTCAGGTGCTTTATGGATAAGAATAAGCCCATTGTTTTTCTCTATGAATTGAATATCACTTATTCTCTTTTCAATACCAACAGTTTCACCAACTTCGTTCTTAATAGGTAAAATTGTTTTCTTGTAAGTAAACTCACCCTGCTTCCAATCGCTTATAAGTGGTCTATTTTGCTCAATTTGTCTAACTACAGCATCTTTATCGAATATACACTCACCACTGCTTAAAAATGCTTCTTCAGGGCAATCTGGATATTCTTGCTTAAATGTATTGATATCATTACCACAATTGTTTCTGATACACCATCTTCGCCAAGCTATTTGCTCGTTGTCTAAATTGTAAAGTTTCTTTAATTCAAGCTCTTCATCGCTTAACTCAAAATTCTTTTCACAGGGCAATCTGTATTCATCAAGCTCCCACCAAGCACAAAACAATGGCTCAAAATCGTTTTCACCATCGCACGCTTTATCCCATAGCTCTTTGAAATAATCATAACCTTTTGCTGTGCTTTCAATTATGATTAAGCTATCAGGCGTGTTTGGTACAGCTTGCAACAATCCATCAAGTATTTCTTTTGCATTATTCCAGGAAGAAACCTCACTTAAATGTAGATTTTGAAAGGTATCAGATCTTCCTACGCCATCACCTGCAGCTGTCATACATTTTATTTTGGATCTTAAACCTGTTCCCTCTTTGTTATCAAAGATAATCTCATGAGCGTTTGATGCTTTTGTTTGTGGCTTCAATGGATCAGGAAGCTCTTGCAAGAATAGCTTTGACATATTAAACAAGTTAGTTGTTGCATCGTTTTTGTGTGTGATGATACCACTATTCGTGTTTTGCTTTGTCGCTGTTCTCTTAAACAAGATTGCTTCTGTTAATGTTGAAAAGCCCATCTGTCTTGCTTTCAAGATGATAACTCTTTGTGGTTTGCCTGCTTCAGCTTGCCTTTTGAGTAAGTTGTAAAGCTTCATTTGTGGAGTGTTAAGTTTGAAAGGAATTACTTGTGCATCTTTGGTTTTTATTTTCAAAAACTCTTCGATATACTTTCGTGTGTTAATACTCACTCTTTCCCTCAACCTTTCTTAATAAATCTTCTAATTGCACTTCAACTCTTCCTGTTGGCTCGTTATTTACTAATGCTTGCTTGTCATACAATGTTCCAAGCACAGTTGCTATTTTGCCAACATCTTCAACTTTGATTGCACTTATTCTGCGATACAATGCTTTACGTTGTTCTTGTGTCAATTCCTTATCTTCAAGTTGGTTTATTTCTTCAACTATCTGATCAATTTCATCTTCACTATTTAACGCCCTTTCTAAACGCCTTTTCAAAAGCTCTTGTGCGTTCTCTATTACAACCCACGCATTATTCACAAACTCTTCTTTCTTTTTCTTACGAAGATTTACGAACTCTGCATCATCTTGATGTTTATTCCTCCACGTTTGCAATGTTGAAACACTTACGTGAAGTTGCTTTGAAACTTCTGTTAAGCTATTGTTTGTAGCTAGGAGTGCAAGTGCTTTTTCTTTCAAGCCCTCGTTATGCTTTTGTC